GCCAAGCGCTTTTTATTTTGATTGCTTATATATTTATTGTAAGCGTCAATTATAATCATACGTTCCTTTTTCAGCCCAATTCTTAAATACTTTTCTTATGTCTATTTTTTTCTCAAACACCACTAACAGCATTAAGATAAAATAGTTAGCTCCGTCCAAATAGTTATCAGCCTTTTTCTGCCCATTAACAATCCTATTTAACTTATCAAGGATATGATCTATACAAACATCTTCAGGTCTTACTCTTCTATTATGTATTATACTTCTTAATCTCGCAATTTGTTCACTATTGCCTTTAAAGTCACCATATTGCGAATCCCTATTATCGAAGATTTTACCCATTAACTCAAGTATTTTATGGAATTTAACCTTATAATCCTCGTTTAGCATGATATTTGCAACCTCAGAATCAACATCTATATTCTTCATTTATTGTCCCCTTTTATTTCCTGTTGTAAAAATGGTAATAACCAATCGTTATCTTTAAATATTGTGGTTAAATGATTGGCAACGCTGTTAGTAATCATTTCTTCCTGATCGTCTGATAATAAATTCATAGTCTTTAATTCTTGATTAAGAGACATATCAGATATGGAAATATGGATTATTTCATGTAGCAACGTATTGACTAATATTTCATTTTTTAATTCTGGCTGAAGACTTAGTTTTTCCAAACGCTTATCATACGAGCCGTAGCAATCTACATTGTCTTTCATAAAGCTCGGATCGTCTTTAACTACTGATACATTTCTCCACATAACTTTGATGAACTTTGGTATTTCTATTCGTTTATGCTTTTGCATAATTCACCTTTACTTTCTGCTTTCTGATTAAAAAATTCGCAACCTTCATGTGTGCAATAAAAATTACCTGAAGTAGTGTTTGGCTGGGTAAACTTGCATTGTCTTACTGCTTCTACCTCTATCTCTTTGCTGTTATGGCAATGCTCGTTAAAATCACAAAATTTACATTCATACCAATTTGGATTATCTGAAATCTTTGGTGGCAATTCTCTTGCTGTAATAGAATTAAAGAAACAATCTAAATAATATTGAGCTTCATTGGGATTATAATCAATCATTTCGTAATGTAATTCAGCGGTATTTTTATTAAAGACTACAAAAAAGGCTTGTGTTAAGTCTTCATCACTTTCTTGTGTACCCAACATATAAGTTTGAACTTGTGCATAATAAGTTTCATTGGTTTTTTTTACACCATGCTTTTTAAAACTATTAAAGTTTTTCTCGTTAGCTGATTTTATTTCTAATAGTTTTTTTTTAGTTTCACCAAAATAATATTCTGACCTTACTCTGCCGTCAAAATGACCTTTGATGTGTCCACCATGAAACGATACTTCAAATTGTTTACCTGTGTCATGGTCAAATTCTTCAATATAGAATTGTGGTATTGCTTTAAGATAATTTACTACTTGTGTTTCTATATCGTGACCTTGCTGGAATATCCTTAAAACTCTTGGATCAAATCCCTTTTGTGGTGTTCCTTTAGCTTTGTAATACATTAATCGAGGACAGGATTTCCAGCCTGACAAGCCTGTATAATTCCTATTATTAGAACTATCCAATGGCTTACTAACCTCTTCAAATTTAAGTTTTATATCTTCTAGGTTCATAAAATTATTTATGGTAGTGCTAACCCGCAAATAGTATTACGGGGGAGATCATTGCGGGCTAGCGTTAAGTTAGGGAATGAATGAACCTAACTTAAAATTCGATTTTGTCTTCCATTTCTGCGTCAGGAAAATTCTTCTTAATTTCCGCCGCCACATCATTTAATGGAGCTTTACCATAATAAGAAATGATATTTTTAGGGTATTCACCACCAGCGTCTTTTTGAACGATCTTAGCTTGTAAAGTAATTCCTAAAAATAATTTTTCGTTAGCTTTACCACCTTCAGGTATTGACTTACCGCCAATCTCTAAAATGGTTTTCATAATTGACTTACTCTTCATAAGCCAATCTTCATTTGGATTGTTAAGTGATACAGGATATTCCATAAATATTTTTCTATTTGCGAACTCTCCTTCTTTTACTTCAAATCGTAGTGACAAAAATTGTCCAGCCGATTTTTCTCTTACTTCGGCTTCGTCAACTTGAACTAAATAACGAGCTACGGGAAGTAATGCAAATTCCTTTTTCTCACCTTCTGATTGAAAAGCTGTCGCTCCTGTTAAGTCTATTTCCATGTGTTTATTCTCCTTGTTGATTAATAAATTTTTTAACATCTTCTGCTCTGTACCTTAAAATTTTATACGAAAATTTTTGATATTTAGGTGGCAAACCTTTCTGTCTCCAACTTTCAACTGTCCGTACTGATACTCCTATGAAGGAAGCAACATCTTGAGTCGTTAAAAGATCGTCACCATTTAACTCACTTAGTTTTCTAGCCATGCTCATTTAGTCTCCTTTGGTTTGGGGGTTGTTAGGGCTTGTTTTACTATCTGAGCTAAGTTAGGATTTTTAATCATAGCTTTTAACTGAGATTGATTATTCATTGGTACTCTTGCTTTAGCTGTCCAGCCGTCAAATGTTTGGGTAAACAAAACTCTTTCAACTTCTTTTGGATTTTCAGGATTAGCAATTAGTCTATATGCAAATATAAAATCCATATCACCATTGAAAGTTTGCTCACCTTTTTGTCCAGCTAACATTGGTCTTTTTATATCTTGCTTAGTTTCATTATCTTGTGTGGTTTTTGCCAAGCCTGAAAAAAAGATATGCTTATCTACATTTCTAACAGTACGAATAAAGGTTGTTAAGCTTTCAGCTATTCTTCTGTAATAGGTAAATGTTTCTGCTTTTGGAATATCAAATAAACCTGTGGTCTGATCTTTTACTTGCAATAACTTCTTATGTTTTTCTTCAAATAGCCTTGCTATCTCAGTTATGCTATCAATAAAAAACCAATCATAAGTTTCTAAATCACCTTTAACCAAAGAATTTACAAAGATATTTAAATCATCAATGCTCTTAAATTCAAAAACATCTAAGCCTTGTCCATATAAAGGTTTTAGTCCCGCTTCACCACTTACGATCAAGCCTTTACCTAGCGGTTTTAAAGTCGCCGCAAGTGAAGTTTTACCAACTCCAGCGTCCCCATAGATAGCTCCCTTAAATTTCATTACAGTATTAGATTCTGTATTTGTTATTTTCATTATATGCTCCTTTTTTTAATTAATTTTTTTCTAGTCCATTCTTTAAATTCCAGATCAGGAAACCTGATTGAAGTAAAAAATTTTATGTATGGTGGGTGTGGCTTACCCTCTCTTATCAATCGTCTTAACGAGCTATCACTAATATCCATGACCTCACATACTTCTTGAGCTGTTAGCCATTTACCACCTTTAGCAATTACTCTGCGTTTTGATTTTCTTCTAATATCCCTGTTGGTGATCTTACCTGTGTTCAAATATTTCTCGGCTCGATAGCAAGCGTCTTTGATACAGGCTTCTGCTCCACCGACACCATCAAATTCACCCCAAGTCAATCCTTTTAAAGCTCCATAACAGGCTTCCATAACTTCCAATCCTTCTTGTCTTTGTTTTTTTAGTAAATCTATTTTATCCCAAAGAGCTTCTGTATTAGTCTCCACAAACTCTTACAGCCAATGCGTCTTCATCTATTCGCATAGCATTTTTTAAAATATTATTTTCTTGTCTTAACATTTGGTTTTGTTTTTTTAATTCTAAAATTTTATCTCTTGAATGATATATTTCTGATTTTAAATGATCCCGATCTAGCTCGGCTCTAAGTTTTCGTTTCTCTTCTAACTCAGCAAATTCTTTCTCAAGTTTGGCTTTTTCTTGTCCTAAACTGTTTCCTGTTGATCTCCAATCTTTATCCATTGGATCACGATTATATATTCCACTAGGCATTTTCTTTATTCTCCTTTTCATTGTTTGGGTGTGTGTATTCACAAATTTTACAGATAACTTTTTCTGGTACTTGTGGTGAATATGAGTGCATAGCTATTTTACAAATTTCGCATTTACCTATGCTGTAAGACACTTGCATTAAACATCATCTCCAAAATCAGATTCAATTACTTGCAATGGTTCTATTTTTAGTTGTGGTTTTTTATATGAGCCGTCTTTATTAAAGATAGTGACAGTTGAACAAGCATTAATTTCATCTTGTGATTCGCTATCTAAATCCTGTATTTTTCGCTTATTAACTTTAGGCTCATATTCAATTACTTCAGGATAATCTAAATTTTTAAGTTTTGATTGATCCCATGTAGTTGAAGTTGGTCTAGTTAAAGATATAGAATA